GACAAAGGAAATACCTTCGAGACAATCCTCTCAGCGTTGGATGAACTCGGGTATGATGTGGAATGGCAAGTGCTTAACAGTAAGGATTTCGGAGTACCACAAAACCGGGAACGTGTGTTCATTATCGGACATCTTAGAGGAGAACGTGGACGAAAAGTTTTTCCTATCGGAGGAAAAGACGAGAAATCTAGTGCTGAACGGTTAGGAATCAATATTTTAGGGAACACTAAAAACCCTAACGGAACAGCTCAAGGGACTAGAGACACAGTGCATGACCCTGAAGGGATTGTGGGAACTCTAACAGCAACCGACTACAAAGGACCTAAACAAGTTGCTATACCGAATGAAATTAAAAAATATGGAGTATTACAGCCCAACTTCAATCAAAGTGGAGTGGTTTTCGAAACGGATGGTATATCACCAACAATAAGAACGATGCAAGGCGGCGGATTAGAACCCAAAATCCGTGTCCGTGAAGCGACTAAGCAAGGATACGCTGAAGCAAGTGTGGGGGATAGTGTTAATTTGTCGCACCCTAACTCCAAAACACGTAGAGGAAGAGTTGGTGAAGGAATCGCTAACACATTAGTGACTGGTGATAACCAAGGTGTGGTAACTCCTAACTTTCGCATTCGCAAGCTAACACCTAGAGAGTGTTGGAGATTGCAAGGTTTTCCAGATTGGGCGTTTGACAAGGCGCAAGAGGTCAATTCTAACAGTCAACTCTATAAACAGGCTGGGAATAGTGTGACCGTCAATGTTATCAAAGAAATAGCGAGGTATTTATGAAACATAAAGATCTAACGATAGCAACGATTCTACTACTGGTGTCGCTAGCAATTAATGTGACTACTGTCTTGCGAGTGGTTAACCGACCTATCGAGACAGTAGTTATCCACAAGGCAGATAATGCAGTGGAGCTACACGGCAAGGTTACTGGAAAATCAATGGTTGGTAAGCTCTACACCATTGATTGTGGGGCGTATGGGAAATTCTTGGTTAGCAAGGAACAATACGATGCGGTTAACGTCGGGGATGATATCCCTAGCTATTTAAGAGGACGTGGCTCATGAGCAAAACATACCAATATTCCGGACTGACAAAAGAGTTACATTCAAGGTTAGTCAGTGAGCATGCGGCACTAAAGTAAAAGTACAAGGGAAGCTCTTATAGCCAGTTTTTTCAAGACGTGAAACAGTGCGATAAGAAAAAAGCGGTTATCATTTATCAAGCGTTTAATAATGCAGTCATGGAGCGTGCTAGGATATCGCCCGAAACAGTTAAGCGACTAGAGAACATCATTTCAGACGAGCTTTTCAACGACCTGCAAGATTATCTATCTACTAATTACACCAGAGGTAAAACCACGCGCCAATTCTTGGATAAAACCAACGCAGGACTGCCAGAGGAACTATTCAAGCGTTTCCGTGAAGAAGTTGAAGTTTTGCGAAAGGAACACCCTAAGGACTTTAATATCTTCATTAGAGAAAAGAAAGGGGTCAATAAGAGACAAGCTAGCAAAGTCCAAAACGCCCTAAATCAGTGCTATTCGGAAAGAGCTACTCTAACACCGTTGAAAGCAATCCAAATGGAAGGGCTACTTTCAAGAGAGTTATTTAGTGAGATTATTGATTATGTTTTTAATAACTATGAATGGAGCGAGAGATTAGACAATGAAGTTGATCGCATCATTCTTAAATATCGCACTAAGGGCAAGATAGGTCGCAATAAAGCAACGGTCAGAAAAGCCTTATATACAGCCTATGCACTAGGCGTGTAGCTAGAACGGTTTATGAGGGTTCGACTCCCTCACTAGCTATTACCAGTAAATTTATATACGGAAAAGAGGAATCCTTTTGTTTTTTTCATTCAAATCAGCGGAAGTGTGACTGGTCATGGATGCCACCAAAATCCAGTAAATAATAAGTTATAGAATCGAGGAACCTTTTTTATTTTGTTTACCAATCTAAAGCGCATTACTGGTGGCGTGATTATCTAAGGCTTATGCCTGCAATGCGGAAACTGGATAAAATTTCCATAATTCTACTACTTTATTCTTGAAAAGGAGAAATATCTCCGATAATGATTTTATCTATCGCAGGCTGTCAAGGGTTCGACTCCTTTGCCAGTCATTGTCTGTCAAAATACACTAAAATAATGGATATAGATTTTTAGTGGCTTGAACACTTTTCGACACTTTTTCAACATCGGACAAGCTGACAGACCTTGTCCAAACAAAACCCAGCAAATTTAAGAAAAAAGGATGTGAAAAAGCCTCTTTCTTATTGATATCATTGCGTTACAAAAAAAACAAAGCCAAAGACCTTGCTGGTGTCGATGGCTAGGAAGAAGGTGATAAAAGGCTTGAGAAACACCCCAAGAATAAACATTCAATCTTTTCAATATAAAATCTCTTAATGTTTCTTGAGCTGAAATAAAAAAAGACCGACACAATGGCCGGCACTTTCTGAAAGTCAACACTACTATTATACCAGAGAGGGCAGAACAATGCTATTGCCGGAAATTGATGAAAAAGCAACAATCAAACGTTGCAAACGAAAACTTCGAGAATATCCACGATGGCGAGAGATTGCACACGATAGCGCTGAACAAAAGATTACACAAGAGTTTACCTTCATGCCCAGAGGTGGCAGTGGAGTAAGTAGACCGGTGGAAAATATCGCAGTTAGACGTGTCGATGCAATGAACGAGCTAGAGGCCATAGAGCAAGCAGTTAGCGGGCTATATCGTCCAGACTATCGCAGAATACTGATAGAAAAATATCTGGCATACCCACCGAAACCGAACTGGCAAATCGCCCAAGGAATTGGCTTTGAAAGAACAGCCTTTCAAGAATTGCTAAATAATGCTACCCTAGCATTTGCAGAATTGTACAGAGATGGCAAATTGGTTGTAGAATGTTGAAATGACGGTATTTTGACGGATAATTCACGGTATCTTGCAAGTGTTTAAAGTGGTATTATTATATTATCGAAGAAAAACGGAGACAGCTCACTTTGCGGGTTGTCTTTTTGATTATGCAGTGAAGGAGGTGGACATATTGGGCTAAATCAACGACAAAAGCTATTTGCGGATGAATATTTGATATCTGGAGTGGTTTATAGTGCAGCGATAAAAGCGGGCTATTCCGAAAAATACGCTAAATCAAGAAGTCACGAATTGTTGGAAAATGTTGGTGTCAAAGCTTATATCGAAGAGCGAATGAGAGAGCTTGAAAAGAAGAAGATTGCGAAACAAGACGAAGTTATGCAAGTCTTCACTTCGATTTTGCGGCAGGAACTCATGGAAGAAGTCGTCGAGCTAAACGCTGTTACGGGTCAGTTTGTCAAGACTAAGAAGCCCCCGTCCATCTCTGAGGTCATCAAGGCGGGTAGTGAACTTATGAAACGCTATCCAACAGCCAAGCAAGCTGAGAAATTGCAACTTGAGATTGAGAAACTCAAATCTCAAATCGGTGGTGATGAAGGGCAAGATGAGAAAATCGCTGGTTTCCTCGATATCATCAAAGGAGCTGTGAGCGATGGACTTGAGTAAGCTCTATACCAAGCGACAGTTAGATGTGCTGAACTACATTTGGAATCACGATTGGTTTATCTGTGGTCTTCACGGCGCTAAGCGTGCTGGTAAGACAGTGGTTAACAATGATACGTTTGTAACCGAGTTAAGCCGCGTCAGAAAGATTGCTGATCGTTTAGGTGTGGATGAGCCTATCTACATCTTAGCGGGGACATCGTCAACTTCGATTCAGAACAACGTGCTACAAGAGCTTTATAATAAATACGGTTTTGAGCCAAAGTATGACAAGCATGGCTCTTTTGTTTTTTGTGGTGTTAAGGTTGTCCAAGTGTACACTGGTTCTATATCTGGACTTAAGCGTGCCCGTGGGTTTACAGCTTTTGGAGCTTATGTAAACGAGGCGTCGCTAGCGAATGAGATTGTTTTCAAAGAAATCATCTCACGCTGTTCCGGTGAAGGTGCTCGAGTGGTATGGGATAGCAACCCAGACAACCCAAATCATTGGCTTAATCGAGATTACATAGGCAAGAACGATGGCAAGATTATAGATTTCAGTTTCAAGCTTGATGATAATACGTTCTTATCAAAACGCTATATTGACTCTATCAAAGCAGCTACGCCAAAGGGTAAATTCTACGATAGAGATATCCTAGGTCGTTGGAGTGTCGCAGAGGGTGCTATCTATGCTGATTATGACAGTAAGATACACGTAGTAGATGAATTACCAGAAATGAAACGCTATTTTGGGGGCATTGACTGGGGATATACTCACTACGGATCAATCGTTATAGTTGGCGAAGGTGTGGATAATAACTTCTATCTTGTTGACGGTATAGCAACGCAATTCAAAGAGATTGATTGGTGGGTAGAACATGCTAGGAAGTTGATCGACATCTACGGTAACATACCATTCTATGCTGATAGTGCCCGTCCAGAGCACGTAGCGAGATTTGAGAACGAAGGGTTTGATATCAGCAATGCTAACAAGTCAGTGATAGCCGGTATCGAGCTTATCGCTAAAATGTTTAAAGAATACAAACTATACGTTAAACGAGGCTTTGTCCCTCGTTTTTTTGATGAGATATTCCAGTATCGGTGGAAAGAAAACAGCACGAAGGATGAACCGTTAAAAGAGTTTGATGACGTGCTGGATAGTGTGAGATACGCTATATATTCTGATTTTGTCATCGGTAGTACGGAAAGAGCAAGTTATGATGACTTGCTTAATATGTTCGGTTAGGAGGAATGATGGAACGAACACTATTTACAGATAGCACCGGTCAAGACCGAGTTTTAAACCTGCGATTCCATCGTGGATCTCGCATTCGCTATCGAGCAGATAGTTTAGAGGAACTCATGGCTGGTAATTGGGAATTGCTGAAACACTTCATCAATCACCACAAGTTGAGACAAGCACCACGCATTCAAGAGCTTATGGACTATGCAAGAGGTGAAAACCACGACGTTCTTAAGTCTGGAAGACGTAAGGATAAGGAAATGGCTGACAAACGAGCCGTACATAATTATGGCCGTATGATCAGCAAGTTTAAAACGGGCTATTTAGCCGGCAATCCTATTCGTGTGGAGTACGACGATAGCAACGACCATTCACAAAATGATGAAGCAATTAAACGTATTGGTCGAATCAACGATATCGATACACACAATAGAACGCTTATCAGAGACTTATCGCAAACTGGTAGAGCTTACGAGCTCATTTATCGAAGTGAGTATGATGAAACACGAATTAAGCGCCTTAATCCGCTAGATACGTTTGTAATCTACGACAACTCGCTGGAAGATAACTCAATCGCAGCCGTTCGATATTACAAGCGTGGGTCTCTTGAGAGCGCAAAAGAGGTTGTGGAAGTTTACACAGCCGACTACATCTATACGCTTGATGTATCGGATAGCTTTAATGAAATCTCGGTGGCAGCTCACGCATTCGGTACCGTGCCGATTACAGAGTTTCTAAACAATGTTGACGGCATCGGTGACTATGAAACTGAGCTCTATCTTATTGATCTATACGACAGTGCAGAATCCGACACAGCGAATCACATGAGTGATATGGCAGACGCCATTCTTGCCATCTATGGTGACTTAGCCTTGCCTCAAGGTATGAAGCCTAGCGATATGAAGCGTACTCGTTTAATGCAGCTTAAGCCGCCTAAATCAGCAGACGGCAAAGAGGGCACAGTCAAAGCTGAATACCTCACGAAGTCTTACGATGTGACTGGTGTTGAAGCATATAAGACACGCTTGAATAAGGATATTCATGTATTTACTAACACTCCAGACATGTCAGACACGAATTTCAGCGGCAACACGTCTGGTGAGGCACTAAAATATAAATTATTTGGGTTAGATCAAGACAGAATTGATACACAATCACAATTCACGAAAGGTTTGAAACGTCGCTATCGTCTTGCTGCTCGTATTGGCTCGTTGGTTAACGAATTTAAAGATTTTGACGAAAGTCTCTTGAATATTATCTTTACCCCTAACTTGCCTCGTTCGCTTGCTGAACAAGTTGAAGTATTGGCTGGCTTGGGTGGTCAAGTATCGCAAGAAACGGCTCTAAGTTTGTCTGGTTTGGTCGAGAGTCCGACTGAGGAACTCGACAGAATGAACAGAGAGGTGTCTGAAATCGATATTAAGGGGTATTCTAGCGATTTTAATAATCACGTAGGCGAATACACAAACGATTCTACGAGGGTTGATGTATGACATATTGGTCAGAACGTGCCCAACGAGAGAGAGAACGAGCTGACCAGAAGTCGGAAAAAGAGTTTAAAAAAGAACTCGAAGACCTATACCGCATGGAATTAGGTCAGCTGCGCAAAGAGTTGGATGCTTATATCCAGAATTTTGCTGAAAAAAATGGGCTAGCCGTTGAAGACGCTAAGAAACGTGCTAACGAATTCGATATTAAAGGCTTTGAGAGCAAAGCTAGACGCTACGTTGCCGAGAAAGATTTCAGTGCGACGGCTAACGAGGAATTGAGAAATTACAACTTTTCGATGTCAGTTGGTAGGCGTGAGCTGCTTATTCAACAATTAGAGCTTGAGTTGATGTCTCTTGCCGAGGGTGAAGAGAAACTTATGCGTGAGTATCTAAACACTGCTTATAAAGCCGAGATGGCTAGAGGTAGCTTGTTAGATCAGAGCGTTCTAAAAGGCAATATCTTAGCTCATGCAATGGAAACAGCAGTTAACGCTAACTTCGAGGGCGCTAAATGGTCAGAGCGTATCTGGGGCAGAAATGCACAGTTAAGACAGTTAGTTAGAACTGAGGTAACAAGGGCTCTAATTCGTGGGGATAATGGCTTGACGATTGCAAGACGTATCAGAAAACACATGGATGTGTCTCGTACCAATGCAGAGCGTTTAGGCATCACAGAGCATGCTAGAGTCCAGACTTTGGCTCAACAAGATATTATGAAAGAGAATGGCTTTGAGTATTTCAAACTCATGCCAGAAAGTCGAGCGTGTTCGATTTGCAAGGGTATTGGCGAGAAGACGGAAAAGAATCCTGTCAGAATCGTTGATATGGAAATCGGAACGAATGCGCCGCCTATCCATCCTTATTGCCGTTGTGCAGTAGCTGAGGTGGAATAGTGCACCATGTTTTTAAGGAACCGTAGGGGGCAAGCCTCTAATGGTGCATAGGGCTATTTTAAGCCCTAAATAAACATTACTACCGTGGCTTATAGGTGAATGCACTAGGCAAGACTAGATAGGGCGTAGCTAGCCTTGTCGTGGCTTGGAAGGTGCATTTTTTATGAGACTAGATAGGAGAACAAAATGGAAACAGATAACACAACAGTCGAAACGGTCGAAGCTGCAGAAGTAAGCCATGACGTTGATAACAATCAATCGAGCGACTTCCAAGCGCCGCAATCACAGTCAGAACTGGATAGTATTGTTAATAAGGCAGTCCAAACTGCTTTGAAAAATCAGAAAAAGGGCGAAGAAGCACGAGTAAGCGAAGCTATCGCCAAAGCGTTACAAAAAGAACAAGACTATTCTAAATTATCTGCTGCTGAGCGTGCGAGCAAGGAATTTGAAGACCAAAAAGCAGAATTTGAAAAGCAAGTAGCACAATTTGAGTTTGAGAAACTCAATATGGCAGTTAAAGAGGACCTTGTTTCTAAAGGTTTACCAGTCGAATTGGCTGATATGTTTAGCCATGCTGAGAATGCCGCTGAGGCTCTTAAATTGGTTGGTACATTTGAAAAAGTCTTCAACGATGCCGTCGCTAATCAAGTCAAAGCTACTATCCGTCAAAACTCACCTAAGGCTGCAAGCGCCGGTGATGCTCAAACGGACAATTTTGGGGCTCAACTTGCTAAGTCTACGAGCGTTCCGGCTGCTCGTTTTATCTAAAGCAGAAAGGAATTTTTTAAATGTCAACAACAAAAATCTTTGACACTTCAAACATCGTTCGCTCATTGCCTTACAAGGCGGTAGCGGCGACAGTAGACAAAACTTATGACGGTGTATTGGTAGATGGCAAGAAATACATCAAAGCTGGTACTTTGGTAGCTGGTAAAGACGGCTCAATCTTTGATGATCGCACAAAAGCCATTGTGGAAAACAAAACTGCGCCAGAAGGCATTGTCCTCTATGACGTAGACTTGACAATCGAGAACGCTGTATCAGTGCTCTATGCTGGTGAGGTTTACAAAGACAAAGTAAACGGTGGCGATGTAACCGAAGTTGTTAAGAAAGCTTTGCCGCTTGTTAAATTCATCTCTGAGAAATAAAAGGGGGACTATTAAAACATGGGACTTATTTATGATAAAGTGACCGCGTCTAACATCGCTGGTTACTTCAACGCATTGCAAGAAAATGTTAACTCAACTTTGGGTGAGTCTATTTTCCCAGCACGCAAACAACTTGGAACTAAATTGTCTTACGTCAAAGGGGCGTCTGGTCAAGCTGTTGTGTTGAAAGCCGCTGCATTCGATACTAACGTTACAATCCGTGACCGTGTCAGCGCTGAGATGCATGACGAGCAAATGCCATTCTTCAAAGAAGCTATGCTTGTTAAGGAAAATGACCGTCAACAACTTAACCTTGTGAAAGATTCCGGCAATGAAGCGTTGGTCAACACAATCGTAGCTGGCATTTTCAATGACGATGTGACACTTATCAACGGCGCTCGTGCCCGTCTTGAAGCTATGCGCATGCAAGTGCTTGCTACTGGTAAGATTGCATTCACAAGCGGCGGTGTTAACAAAGATATCGACTACGGTGTTAAAACAGATCACAAGAAACAAGTAACCAAGAGCTGGGCTGATGCGGACGCTAAACCTCTTGCTGACTTGGAAGAAGCTATCGAAACAGCACGAGAACTTGGACTTAACCCAGAGCGTGCTGTAATGAATGCTAAAACATTCGGTCTTATCCGTAAGGCTGCATCAACAGTCAAGGTCATCAAACCTCTTGCGGGTGATGGTGCAGCAGTTACTAAGTCGGAGCTTGAAAACTATATCGCTGACAATTTCGGTGTGTCTATCGTTCTTGAAAACGGCACTTACCGCAATGACAAAGGCGAGGTTTCTAAATTCTTCCCAGACGGACATTTGACACTAATCCCTAACGGTGCTCTTGGTAACACTGTGTTCGGTACGACTCCAGAAGAATCAGATTTGTTCGCTGACAACACAGTTAATGCGGATGTTGAAATCGTCAATAACGGTATCGCAGTAACAACTACTAAGACTACTGATCCAGTCAACGTGCAAACTAAAGTCTCTATGGTAGCATTGCCATCTTTCGAACGTTTGGATGATGTTTACATGCTTACTGTCATCCCAGCGCTTTAATAGGTATCGATTATGAATACCGTATTAAAAGCGTTTATGGATAAAACCGACGGCACAGTTTACTACGTCGGGGACTTGTACGACGGTGAACGTACTGAGGAACTCATTGAGTTAGGTTACGTGCAAGACGACAAGCCGAAGAAGAGAACTAGAGCTAAGAAGACTGCTGAATAGCGAGGTATGGCATGAAGACGTTAGATAAAGACCAAGTCGTTGAAAATGTTTCTGTTGACCTCAACACTAACGACGATGATTTGCTTGAAATTCTGTTGGAGCGTGTCGTTAACCATTTCAAGGCTGAGTATGGTGTCGAAGAAATCGATAACAAACTAGCATTTATTTTCGAAGATTGTGTAATCAAGCGTTTCAATCGTCGAGGCGCTGAGGGTGCTAAATCTGAGTCAGTGGATGGTCATTCTATGTCGTATTACGACAACGAGAATGAGTTTAAACCTTATGATGACATGCTTCAAAGATTGTATGGCAATTCTGGGCAAGCTAAAGAGGGCGAGGTGCTATTTCTATGAGATACGCTGATACCGTAGCGCTAAAATATCACGATAAGACGAACAAACGCTACGACCCCGAATCAGGTCGCATGGTAGGTGGCAAGGAGTGGGCTAGAACGATAGCGTGCAATGTCACTGGTGCCAGCCTTGACTTACAAGCTAAACTAGGAGACCTTCTAAACACTAATAGCATCGTCATTAGATTCAGAAGCCCTGTAACAGTTGGAATCGACACAATCGAATACAACGGCGCTAAATACAAACCTGTTACTGTGAGGGACTATCTAGCTGGTCGAAACGTCATCTATGCTAATAAGGTGGTTAGATAATGGCCACACTAGAATTTGAAGGCTTGGACGAAATGGCTCAAAGCCTTTTGAGAAACGTCTCGCCCGAAAAACGCTTAAAGGTTTTGAGGAAATATGGGGGCAAATTGAAAGAGGCTGCTATTAACAAGGCGCAATTCACCAAAGGTTATTCAACGGGTGCTACTCGTAGAAGTATTACCTTGCAAGCTGGAAGTGATGAAGCGATTGTCGAAGCATTAACTAGCTACTCAGGTTACGTCGAAGTAGGAACACGGAAGATGGAAGCACAGCCATTTATGCAACCGGCTCTTGAAGAAGTGGCGCCTAAGATGGTTGAAGAAATGGCTAAATGGGACGAAACATGAAACAACCAGATCAGTTACTTCATGACGAAATGTTTCGGATTAGTGATGAGTTAGGATACGACACATATACTTATTTGCCGCCCGAAAACGTGGCTTATCCATTCGTTGTCATGGGGGAAACAAAGGTCTTGCCACAAGCTACCAAATCGCACTTAATAGGGCGTTTATCGTCTACGGTGCATGTCTGGGGGCGTGTGGATGACCGGAAATTATTATCAGATATGGCTGGACAGTTAATGTCTAGCTTTTTTGCTATCAAAAACATTGACGGCATGCAGTTTTCAGCAGAGGTCAA